ATCACAAGTAAACGGATTAGCTGGTGGTTTAAGATTTATAGGTTCTTGGGATGCAGATACTAATTCGCCAGTATTAAGCGATGGTGGTGGGGAAGCTGCAAACGGAACAACAACAGGTGTTCAAGCAAATAAATTAATTGATAGTTCTGCAAGTTTTACTTCAACAGTAACTGTAGGAGATCAAGTAGTAAACCAAGTAGATGGTCAAACAGCATTAGTTTCAAACGTAGATAGTGATACAACACTTTCTTTAGATGCTGACATAATGTTAAGTGGAGAAGCATATACAATAGATAATAGTCCTTTTATAACACAAGGACATTATTATGTTGTAAGCGTTGGAGGTACTACTACATTAAATGGCGTTTCAAATTGGACTGTAGGAGACTGGGTTATTGCAGGAGCAAACAATCAATGGACTAAATTAGATCATAGCCAAGTAGACGGAACAGGAACAACAGGAAATTTAACTAAATGGTCATCAACAAGTGTAATAGCAGATTCAATAGTTTCAGAATCAGGAACTGCAATAACAGTAGATGGTTCATTAACAACAAATACTAATTTAAGTTCAACTGGAAACTTTGCAGTAAATACAGGTAAATTTACAGTAGGTGCATCAACAGGTAATACTGCTTTTACAGGAGATTTAGCAATAAACACAGACAAGTTTACAGTAAATGCTACAACAGGAAATACTTTAGTTGGAGGAACTTTAGATGTAACAAGTACAGGAATATTTAATGATAATCTTTCTATAATAAAAGGTTCAGCAGTTAATTTAAGAGTAACAGATGGTACTCAAAATGTATATGTTGGTTCTTCAGGTCAAACAAGATTTGGATTAGGAACAGGTTCAAGTATAATACAAAGTACAGGTGCAGCTTTTGGCATTGGTACACAAGATGGCTTTGGTTTAAGATTTGGTACAAATAATACAGATGCTTTGACTTTAGACACTTCACAAAACGCAACTTTTGCAGGAAGTATAACTATTCCAGATTACATATATCACGCAGGAGATGGAGATACTTACTTTGGTTTTCCTGCAGCAAACGAATTTAAATTAGTAGCAGGGGGTAACAATATAATTGCAGGAGATGTAAATGCAGCATATTTATATTATCAAGGTGGTGTTAAATTACAAACTACAAGTACAGGGGTTAGTGTAACAGGACAAGGAACTTTTATTAATACAGCAGCAGGTGTTACGACGGGTTTGTCTATACAAAACAATTCATTTGGAGCAAACAATCAAACAGCGTTAGATTTTTATGTTGCTAACACTAAATATGCAGTTATTGAAGGAGGGTATGGTGCTTCTGAGGCTGAAATGAATTTTAAAGTAGGTAATGCACCTGCTGAAATATTATCATTAAAAGCATCAGGTTCAACTTTTGCAGGAACAATAGATTCTGATAATATAACAGTTGGTAAATCAGATGGAAATAATAGTTCAATATCTTTAACTGCAAATACTGGAAACTGGACATTTACTAACGTACAAGCAAGTAGAAATTTAGAAATATCTGATTCAGATGGTACTGGAACAGTTATGACTATTGATACTTTAGGAAGCGTAGGAATCGGAACTGATTCTCCTTCTTCAAAATTAGAAACAAAAGATGGTGATATAAGGGTTACTACTTTGAATTCATTTTCTAAATTTAAAAGTGGTAGAGCTTCTATTCCTAGTTCTGAGGGATTTAATTTAGGTGGGATACTATTTGAAGCATATAGCACAGGAACAACTTATACATCTGGGGCTGCTATTGAATCTTATTCTGATGGAGCGGCTTGGACATCAACAAGCGCACCTTCTTACTTATCATTTCAGACTGTATCAAGTGGCTCTACAAGTTTATCAGAAAGAATGCGTATTAATAGTTCAGGAAACGTATCAATTGGAACTGTAACGCCATTATATTTAGTAGCCACTAGTGATATTGCACAAATATCAGTTAATAGAGATGGCACTGGTGCTATAACAAACACTTCTCGTTCTGCTGCTTTTATAAATCTAAATGGTGCAGACGGAGGTTCATCTATTGAATTTAATACTGCAAGTGGAAACAACACAGAACCTTCAGAAAGAATGCGTATAGATAGTTCAGGGGATGTAGGGATAGGAGTTTCAGACGGAGATATATTTGGTAGATTTTATGGTAGAAGTGTTGGTATAGGAGGAACTGGTATTGCTAAGTTGCAGATAAATGGAACTTCTTATTCTGGAATTGATTTAGGTCAAAATGGAACAAGATACGGAGAATTAAATGCAAGTGCTACCATAGTTCAACTTCAAACACTTGCAGACATTCCATTAACTTTTGGTACAGGCACAAGTGCTACAGAAAGAATGCGTATAGACAGTTCTGGAAACGTAGGAATTAATGAAATCCCTGCTTATAAATTTGATGTAAATGATGAAGTTACAGGTGCATATACAACAAGTAATCCTCAATTTGTTACAAGAATAAAAAATAAAACAAACGATGGACAAATAAATAGTTCGTTTTTAAGCCTACAATGTAGTTCAGATAATGGTGGTGCTAATCCAGTTGCAGGAGTTGGAGTTGTAATGGAATCAGCAGGTTCAAATAATGCTTCTTTTGTTGTAACTACAAGGAATAGTTCTGGAAATACAGAAAAAATGCGTATATTATCTGGGGGTCAAGTTTGTATTGGCACAAATTCAACAACAGTATCATCATCAGTTGTAAGTGCTGTTTTTGGTTCTGGTAGTGAGGCAACTTTAAAATTAGGTGGGCATAGTGGTACTCACACTATGGTACAATTTTTCCATACAGGTTCATCAGTTGGTAGTATAACATCTACTACAAGTGCAACTTCCTACAACACATCTTCTGATTATAGATTAAAAGAAGATTTACAAGACTTTGCAGGTTTAGATATGGTTTCTAAAATACCTGTATATGACTTTAAATGGAAAACAGATGATAGCAGAAGTTATGGAGTTATGGCTCACGAACTACAAGAAGTTTTACCTCAAGCAGTTTCAGGAGATAAAGATGCAGAAGAAATGCAATCTGTTGATTATTCTAAAATAGTTCCTTTATTAGTTAAGTCAATACAAGAACTAAAAGCAGAAGTAGACAAATTGAAACAAGAATGTAAATGTAAAAATTAGTATATTTATATCTTAATCATAAAATTAATAAAATGTCAAAAATTACAAAAGAAGAATTAAAAAATTTACAAGAACAACAAGGTAAGCTAAATGCTATTAAACACGATATTGGTTTATTAAGCACACAAATACATAGCTTAAACCATATGTACGCTGAAGAAATTTCTAAACAAGAAGAAAGTAAAAAAGGTTTAGAAGAATCTTACGGTAAAATAAACATAGACCTAAAGGATGGGTCATATGAAGAAATCAAAGAAGATAAATAATGAGTTTACAGGATATGAAATTGTATGCAATTAATTTTTCAGCTTTTACGTTGAGTTTCACAAATATTGATATGATATTAAAAATAATACTACTTACAGTTACTATCCTGTATACAACTCACAAATGGTATTTAATGTATGAAGAAAATAAGCGAAAACATAAGTTATAAGGAAGCAGTACGTTCCGAAACAGCTAAACGTTTAGGTATATCAAATAAACCTAAAAAAGAACATATTGAAAATATGGAGTTAATAGCTGAAAAAATCTTTCAACCATTAAGAGAATGGGTAGACCATCCTATTAGAATAAACAGCTTTTATCGTTCAGAAGAACTTAATTCAAGAATTGGAGGTGCAATTTCATCGGCTCATAAAGATGGTTTAGCAATGGATTTAGATTCTTTAGGTGGCAAAACTAACCTTGAGATGTTACATTATATAAAAGACCATTTAGACTTTGATATTTTAATTAATGAATATCCAAATCAAGAAGGAGAACCAAAATGGATTCACGTTAGTTGGAGTAAAAAGAAAAACAGAAAACAAGTTTTAGAAATAAAACGCAAAGGCAAATACTATACTTATACAGGCGAATGTAAAAGCTGTAAATGAAAAAAGTAGAATTTGCAATAATTGAAAGGTTTGCTTTAGGTATATTAATTGGTTTTAGTTATTTGCCACAAGATGAAGAAACAAATTTTGATGAATTAAATATATATGTAATTTTTATAGTATTACATTTTAAATTTTATAACGATGCCCATACCTAAAAAGAAACAAGGAGAAAAACAGAAGGACTATATGATGCGATGTGTACCTCAATTGATGAAATACCATCCAGAAAAACAAGCTGTAGCAATTTGCTATAAAGAATACAGAAACAAATAAAAAATGGCAACAAAGATAAGTGAAGATACAAACGTACAATTAGATTTAAAAACTATTGGAATTATAATAGCAGGAACAATATCACTTGCGAGTATGTGGTTTACTTTACAAGGAGATATACAAGACCTAAACAATAAAATTGAGGGGTTTAGTGGAGATGAATTTGTGCAAAGAATGGAATTCCAATTAAAAGATGAATTAATTAGAAATAACGTAATACAAATTGATAAGCTAACAGAAAATATGAAAGAGGATATTGAAGAAAATAAAGAAGCTATAAAAGATTTAGAAAACAAAGTTTTTAGAAGATGAAACATTTAATATATGTATTGTTTATTTTGTTATTGTGTTCAATAGGTAACGCTCAAGATTTAACATTATTACACATAAACGCAAAATGGAATCAATCGAATAATTACGATTTGAAAGGTTTAAAAAATTGTAAAGTTAAAATGACTTTATTAGAGGATTTAGTACCTTCTATGAAAGCACAAATAAAATCAGTACCTACTATTATTTTACTTGACCAAAACGGTAAACCAAGAGGACAATGGAAGGCAGGTTTAAGTTTTAAAGTAGAAGCAACAAAAGAAGAAATACAAGACAGAATTGATTTTATATTTAAACAATAATATTATGGAAACTATAAAACATTTACTGGGTTTTTGTGGGGAGCATTTGCATCCTAACATTTTTACAATTACAATAACATTAATTATTTTAAAATTAATTTATGAAAAATATATTAGCAAAACTATTTGGGGGAGCTGGAGGTAGTATAGCAGAAAAAATATCTGGTATTATTGACAAACATACTTTTAGTAAAGTTGAGAAAGCACAATTTGAAAAAGAGATGGAGGAGATATTTATCAAAGCTGAACTTGATCTTGAAAGAGAAATAACAAATCGTCACGCAAATGATATGGCAAGTGATAGTTGGTTAAGCAAAAACATCAGACCAATGCTTACTATATTTTCTTTAGTTTTATATACTTTATTTGCCTTAATTGACGGAAACATAGGAGAATTCAACATAGCGAATCAATATGTAGATTTACTTGGGCAAATAGTTATAATGAGTTTAGGGTTTTACTTTACATCAAGAGGTATAGAAAAAACAGCAAAGATCATTAAGAAATAATGGCTAAAGGAATTAATATAAGCACATATAAAAGCAAATCAAAGAAGCGTAAAGGAATACACGCAAAAAGTAAAATGAGTGCCTTAAAAGGCTCTAAAAACTATTTTAAGAAATATAAAGGTCAAGGTAAATAATTTTTTTATATATTTGTTTGGCTTATAGCAAACTTGCACAACCTAATAAAGTTGGACGGTGCTTGGAACAGGTAACTAAATTATTTCTTTTTTGTAGGCTTTTTTCTTTCTTTTTCTTTTTGTCCTTTTTCTTTTTCTTTCTTTTTAGTTATTATAAAAACTATAGGTTATAACCAAAAGTTATAATATATGAATTGTAAGAAATGTAAATACAAAATGTTATATTTAGGTAGTAATCAAAACGGTTATTATAATTTGTGTAAAAAATGCAATAACGTTATACCTACAAATGAAAAAATTAACAAGAAGCAAACTAATTAAAAAACTTGACAAAGTATTTAGTTTATATATTAGACAACGTTATGCTAAAAATGAGATAGCTCAATGTTTTACTTGTGGCAAAAAAGATCATTATAAAAGACTTCAATGTGGTCATTTTCAAAGCAGAAAATATTATTCTACAAGATGGGATGAAATAAATTGTCAGGTGCAATGTGCAGGGTGTAATGTGTTTAAGTATGGAGAACAATTTGTATTTGGCAAAAATCTTGATTTAGAATATGGAGCTGGATGTGCAGAATCACTTTATTTAAAAGCAAAACAAATAACTAAATTCTCCACACCAGAAATTCAGGAGTTAATAAATAAGTATTCTTTGTTAATAAAAGAGTTAAACTAATTTTTATATTTATAGTGTTCTGTTACATTTGTCTTGTATAAAAGAGGGTTAATTCATTTTAGCCCTTTTTTTTTGCTTATTTATTAAAAAAATTGTTTATATTTATAATTAATTTAAAAATTATATATATGACTAAAAACAGAACCATACCTTACGAACAACACTATGTTCAGGTAGGATTTTACCAAAACTTTATTAAAAACAAAGAACAAGAAATCAAAGACTTGAATAAGAAAAATGATTTACTTGAACAAGAAAATGAAGTTTTAAAAGCTAAACTCGAAGTTGAACATTCTAATAACTTAATGAGATTATGAACAAAGAGAAATTAGCAGAACTTTATCACAAGTATGAGTTATCTAAAGATGACTTCTTTAAACATCAACACTACACAATAATTACAAGACAAGGAATCGACAAGATTCAAGCTATAGAACAAATCTCTATAGACTATGATGTAATTAAATGTGAAACTAACTTTGCAGTATTTAAAGCAATAGCAACTAAAAACAATAAAAAGATTATTACGTTTGGTTCTGCTTTAAAAGGTGCATCGTATAATGAAGGTAATTGTCAAAGCTGGTATGTTGCTGAAATGGCAGAAAAAAGAGCTATGTCAAGAGCTGTATTAAAACTAACAGGGTTCTATGAACTTGGAGTTTTTGGAGAAGATGAATCAGATTCATTTAAAAAGAAAACTACAAAAGAAGAACTAATAAATAAAATTAAAAACAATGGCTGACAAAATATATAAAGAAAAAGATCATCATCCATTTGAGAATCAAATATTTAATCACTATAGAAAAACAGCTAAAGAAATAAATGAAGCTATAGTTCTATTAACGGAACATAACTATACAGTTATTGACCATCAAGGCAAATGGATTACAAAAGAAAACATTAATTAAAATCAATAAATTATGAGTGCAATTATCAATGCGAGTATTAGGGTAGATAAATTACCTAAAGAAAAATTTATCAAAGGTAAAGACGGTGCAGTTTATTATAACTTAACCATTTCAGTAAATGACGATACAAGATACGGAAACAACGTAGCTATTATGGATTCACAAACAAAAGAAGAACGTGAAGCTAAAGCACAAAGAAACTATCTTGGTAACGGTAAAGTTGTTTGGACTAACGATATTATTAAGTTAGCTGAAAGAGAAGAAGCAAATACAACTGCTCCAGTATCAAACGATTTACCATTTTAAGAAAACAAAATAAAATTTATTTTTTTGAAGGGGTTTTAAACGACCCCTTTTTTTTATATATTTATATAAATGCAATTACGACTCGACGAACAACAAACAGTACAATATCTTGCAATGCAATCAATAGAAGAAGATTGTACAATAGATGTAAACGAAAAATTAGAATACCCTCCAGTAGCTTTGTCTTTTGGAGAAATGTTAATTAAAGGAAAAAATAAAGATATGCTTTTACCTATACCGTTAGGAACTTATGGAAACTTCAGCTTTATACAAGCACCTCCAAAGACTAAAAAGACATTCTTTATATCACTTCTTGCATCCGTTTACCTATCAGATCAAAATCATTTCGGTGGTAATTTAAAAGGACATAGACAAGGCAAAGAACTAATACACATAGATACAGAACAAGGTCGGTGGCATTGTCAAAGAGTTTTTAAAAGAATTGCTGAAATGGCAGGAACATCAGAAGGCTATTTGACTTATGGTTTAAGAACTATTGGTTATAAAGAAAGAATAGAATTTATAGATTATTGTTTAGAACATAAAACTAAAAATGCTGGTCTGCTTATTGTAGATGGTATTGCAGACTTATGTGCAGACGTAAACAACATTGAAGAATCTAATGCTTGTGTACAAAAATTAATGAGGTGGTCAGCAAAACACAATATACATATTATGTGCGTGATACATTCAAATTTTGGAAGTGACAAGCCTACAGGACATCTTGGTTCTTTTTTAGAGAAGAAAGCAGAATTACAAATACAATTAGAAGCAAATACAGTTAATAAAGAATGGATAACCGTTAAGTGCAAAAGAAGCAGGGGTTATGCGTTTGATACATTTAGTTTTAAGGTAAATGAAATGGAACTGCCTGAAATCGTTGGGGATTTATATGACCCATTGAAAAACTAAATTATGAAAAACTACTTATCGGAAATCTATAAGAAACATCAAGTATGGATTGACATCGTTTGCTCCTTCGGATGCAATAAAGAAACATCAGAAGATATTACACAAGAGATGTATATCAAGATTCAAAAGAGAATCAATAAAGGCTTGGATATTGATTTTGGAGATGACTATAATTATTACTATATTTTTAAGACATTAAAATCTTTGTTCCTTGATTTAAAACGCAAAGAAGCTAAAGTGAATACGTTATCTATAGACAATATGAGAGATTTTTTAGCAGACTTTGATGCTGCTAATTATGAAGAAGTTTATGCTACAATACAAAACGAACTAAACAATATGTATTGGTATGACAAAAAGATATTTGAGATAATAGAGGGAGGAGAAAGTATAGCCCAGCTTTCAAGAAAGTCAGGCATACCTTACTATTCACTTTACAACACTTATAAAAAAGTAAAAGAGAAATTAAAAAAATTATTATGATAAAAGTTAGACAATCAAGATTAGATTATTGTGCTAATTCTGGTAATTTTTATGAAGAATTATTTTATAAAAAAGTAATTGAAAAAGGTTTTGATTATAGAAAATCTACAAATGAAGAAGATTGGTATATGCACATTGATTGTTATGTTAATGGTTATGGCGTAGACATAAAAGGCAATAGACATTTAGAAACTATTTGGTTAGAATATACTAATGTTAATGGCAATAATGGCTGGTTAAGAGGTAAAGCGTTTTATATTGCTATGTTTATAGTAGAATTAAATTGTTTTAGTATTTATAAAAGAATTGATTTATTAAATTATATAAAAGAAAATACAAAAAAAACAACAAGTAATAAAAAAGATTATTTAAAACTTTATACAAGAGAGAAATGGGGAAAAAAAGATGAAATTGTAAAAGTTAAATACAATCATATAAAACATTTAGAATTAATAAAATTATGAGATTAGGAGACTTAATATTTTACATTACTAAATATACAGGTATTAAATGGCTTGTAGATTGGTATTCAAAAAAGACTGGAACTGATTGTGGATGTGATGAAAGAAGAAAGAAGTTCAATGAAATAAAAATTAAAAGATGGTAAAATTCAATAAATATGATTTCAAAGACTGGGAACAATTTAGGCTTTCAAAAAAATCAACCATTAGTCGTAAAGAATTTAAAATGGTATGTCAGCTCCACGCAACCTATTACGATCATAAATACTACGAACCTTGTACTTGTAATCCCAAACTAATAAACAAATGGATTAAAGAACTTAATATCATTTGGAATAATGGGAATTGAAACAATAAAGAAATTTGAAAAAGTATTAGTAGCTTTCTTGAATATGGATGGTTGGAATTTAGAATGGACTGGAGATGGCTTTAAACATTATGATGCTTGTGGATTCACACCTAAAGGAAATCCTTGTGTTATAGAAATGAAATTTAGAAACAAATACTATGAAGAAAAAATGTTAGAAAAATATAAATATGATGCTTTAATGAAAATGGATAAAGATGTAGTAAAACTTTATTTCGTAAGTGACCCTAAAGGAAATTATCTATACTGGTTAAACGCATTAGAACTTCCAGAACCAAAAGATATGTATTGTCCTGATACTACACTATGGACTAAAAAAAGATTACTTAAACCTGTTTACTTACTTAAAGAAAACCAAGCCACAAGAATAAATTTAAATTAAGTTATTAAATATTTTGTTTATAACTTTATTATTTGTATATTGCAGTATAATTACAACGAAGTAATTATTATAACAAAACAATATGATATATTTAAAATTAAGTAAAGACGAAGTAGAAACATTATATGTTGCATTAGATAATGAAACAAAATGTTTTAGCGACAAACTTGTATGTGAAAATCACAAAAAAGATGTTTACAATATTTTACAACAAGTAATTAAATTAAAATAATAATAGGGAGTGTAAAAGCTCCCTTTTTTTTTGAATAAAATTATTAAACATTTTGTTTATATCGTTTAATTAACTATTTTTATTAAATGATATTGTTAATAGACGCAGACAGCTTAATCTTCGCAAGTTGTTATAGAACAAGAGATGAAGAAAACGATGATCCTTACTATAGAGACATAGAAGATGCTATTGCAAAGTTTGATGAACAGTTTATGAAGATTGTAAATGATCTGGAAGAACAATACGAAATAGATAAAGTCATTACATTTAATGGAAGCAAAGGGAACTTTAGAAAAATACTAACACCAGTATACAAAGCAAACAGAAAGAAACAAGAGTTACCTCCATTACTACACGATATGCATCAATATGTTAAAGATACATACGACAGTAAATTTGTATATGGATTAGAAACTGATGACCTTGTAGCTAAATACTGGCAAACACTATCAAATGAATTTGGAAGGGATAATGTAATGATTGTAAGCATAGACAAGGACTATAAACAATTTCCCTGCTTAATGTATAACTATCACTATAAACATAGATTAGTATTAGACATAAGTGAAGAAGAAGCATTATACAACTTCTATGAACAAATGATAGTAGGAGATACAGCAGACAATGTAAACTACTTTAGAGGCAAAGGTAAAAAGTTTGCAGAAAAATATTTTAAAGATTGCAAAAGTAAATATCAATATACTAAAAGACTATACGAATTATTTAAACAAGAATACAAGGGTAAGGCAAGACAGAAATACGCAGAATGTTATAACCTTTTAAAATTAAGAAATGATTAAAGAAAACAAATGGTTTGTTCAAAATGAGATAGCAGAAAAAGTAATAGAGCTATCAGGCATTAATATATTTGAACGTTCAAGAAAAAGAGAAATAGTAGAAATGAGATCGTTATTCTTCTACATATTAAAAAACAAATTAGATATGGGATTGACAGAAATGTCAAGATACTTTGAAGATAGTGCTTCAAGTATAAATCACGCAACTATTATATGGGCATTAAAAAACTATGAACTATATAAATCAACAAATAAAAAAATACAAGAAATTGAAGAAATGATTATTCTAAAGACTTCTATGAACATAAAAGGAATAAACAGGGAAACTTATTTAGAATTAAAATGCAAAGAACTTGAAGCAGAAATAGAAAGACTAAACACTAAACCTAATGAATCTAAAATAATAGACTTAATTAATAAAGTTCCAAAAGCAAGAGAAGGAGAATTTATTACAAGAATCGAATTAATGTTAAAGGGGTGGCAATGGCAATATAAAGACAGTACTACAGCTTATGCAGGAGAATAAAACAAAAGATTTAGCTCTTATTAAAATACAGTCAAAGATTTGGGAGCAAAAAAGATACATTAGAGAATTAGAATCTGACATTGAAAAAGATGAAACAGTAGACTTCGAAACAAGAGAACTAAACTTTAATAATCTTATAACACAATTAGAAGTATATGAATACATAAAAAAAGCAATACAGAATTATGACTAAACAAGAATTTAAAGAAACAAAAAAATATCTATTAGACATCTGTCAAGAAATAATGGATGCTAAACAACCAGAATACACACAAAAACATTTAGATATTCTACACAACTTTAAATGTTCTGCACAATTTGTAGGCATTGAACCAATGGAAGTATGGGCAGTATTCTTTAACAAACACATACAAGCAATACTAACACACGCAGGAGACCCAACAACACCACAAGCAGAACCAATAGAATCAAGATATGCAGATGCAATCAACTATCTATTATTAGGTTATAGCTTATTACAAGACAGACCAAAAAAAGACATCATTTCAGGAACAGAATAAATTAAATAAATAAATTATGATAAAACAATTAAAAATAACAGAAATCAAAGAATTAATTAAAGAAAAAAACTTATTAGAATTTAATAGAGAAATAAGTCAAAGACATTCTAATGCTATAATGGATAGTATAAATTTATGTGGATTATTAAGAGTTCCAATAATAGGTGATATATCAAGTTTTGATAAAAGAAAATATGTTATTATAGATGGTCAGCATTTATGTAATGCTCTTGTAAAAATGCCTAATATAAGCAACAAAATTAATGTTATTTTAAAAAAATATAACAATAAAACAGAAGTTATAAGAGATGTTGCAAAATTAAATAATACACAAAAAACTTGGAATGATGAAAATTATCTTAATGCTTGGTATAAGTTTGGTAAAGATAATGTAGATCATTTTTCTAACTATGCATATTTATGGAATACATATAATAATATATTTGATGGCTTACCCTGTGGATTTTTAGTTGATTTATATGCAACCAGTAAAGAACTATTTAGAAATGGTCAGCTTGAATTTAGAGATGTACAATTTAGCGATAAACTTGCACAAATATCATTTATGCTAAAACAAGATTTTAATAAAGGTGCATTTACATTACAAGGTTTAAGAAATTGGGCATTTGAAAGAAAATTTATACAATTAAAAGATTTAGATTTTGCAAAATTAGAATCAAGATTAAAATTATCTTTAAAAAATAATGAGGATAAAAATTGTAATGGAAGGGATGACTTTGCTGATTTTATAGATAAAATATATAAAAGAATATAATTATAAAAAATATTCATTTTAAAATAAGTTAAAAAATACGTTATATAGATATATAGAATTAATTAATTAATATTTTATTAATTGTGGATAATAGAAAAAACAATGGAGGACATTCAACAAAAGGCTTTGCAGGTAGACCTAAAAAAGCAGACGAACTAAAGCTAATTGAAAAACTTGATGCCTTAATAGATAATGATGAAGTAATTAAAACTTTAGGCAAACAAATACTAAAAGGAGATTCAAGAGCTATGAATCTATATTTCGGTTATAGATATGGCAAACCTAAAGAATCTGTAGATATATCTTCAAGTGATGGCTTTAATGTAAACTTTAGAGACCTAATCAAATTTAAGTGATTGAAATAAATAAAAAGTATTCTCCTATTGCTGAATCAGATGGGAGGTACTTTATTGTAACTGGAGGACGTGGGTCTGGTAAATCATTCTCCATAAACCTCTTATTAGTTCTTTTAACTTATGAAGCTGGGCATACTATACTCTTTACTCGTTATACTTTATCTTCTACTTATATTTCTATTATTCCTGAATTTATTGAAAAACTTGAACTGCTTAAAATCTTTGATGACTTTCATATCACAAAAGATGAAATAAGAAATAAGCGTTCTGGGAGCAAGATAATCTTCAAGGGCATCAAAACATCAAGTGGAGATCAAACAGCTAATCTAAAGTCATTACAAGGCGTTACAACGTTTGTATTAGACGAAGCTGAAGAACTTACAAGTGAAGATACATTTGACAAGATAGATTTATCAGTAAGACAACAAGGCAAACACAATAGAGTGATACTAATACTAAATCCTACAACAAAAGAACATTGGATATACAAAAGATTCTTTGAGGATAAAGGAATACAAGAAGGTACTAATGAATCTAAAGATAATATCACTTACATACACACAACCTATTTAGACAACTTAAAAAACCTATCAGAAAGTTATATTAACCAAATAGAGAACATTAAACAACGTAGACCAGAAAAATATAAACATCAAATGCTGGGAGGGTGGTTAAATAAAGCTGAAGGTGTAATCTTAACTAACTGGTCAATAGGAGAATTTAAAAAAGTAGGCGTTAGTGTATTTGGTCAAGACTTTGGATTTAATGACCCTAACACATTAGTAGAAACTAATATAGATACTACAAGAAAGATTATTTATTTAAAAGAATGTTTTTACTTAAATGGTTTAACAACAACAGAAATAGCACGTTTAAATATGAAACACGCTACAGACAATTTAATAATTGGAGATGCTGCAGAAAAAAGATTGATCTATGAATTAAAACAAAAAGGATGTAATATAGTTTCTTCAATAAAAGGAGCTGGTTCTATTACTTATGGAATATCATTATTACAGGACTATGATTTAATAGTAGACAAGCAAAGTATAAATTTAATCAAAGAACTAAACAACTACAGTTGGCTTGAAAGAAAATCTAATACACCAATAGATAAACATAACCATTTAATAGATGCTATTAGATATGCAGTAAGCTACCAGCTACAAAATCCTAACAGGGGCAAATACTATATACAATAATGGAATGTAAAAAATGTAAACAGACAATGACTATATATTCAGGTAAAGACAATAAAGATTACTACTACTGTAAAGATTGTGATATTGTACAATTTGAAAATTAGTTATTAAATATTTTGTTAATTAAAATAATTGTTTTATATTAGCAATATGAATTATACAACAGAACAATTAAACACAAAAACAAATGCCCAGTTAATAGGCATTGCAGAAGGCACACTATCTTGTTTAAAAGATTTTGCCGACCTTACACCTTCTCACAAAGAATGGTTATTAGAAGCTATGACAGCTATAAAACAATTAGAAAAAAATATCCTATGAAAAAAAGACAGTATAGGAGTAATCAAGGGCGTAATCCTAAAAAGGAAGAAGCTATGTTTAACACAATCAAAGTAGCATTTATATTATTAGTAATTGCTACTATTGTAAATCAAATCTTATCATAATGAAATACTATTACGAAGATAACGGAAACAGAAGATATTATATAGCAAAGAAAATATCTAAAAAAGAGAACAAAGAAAACTTTCTAAAAATATTAGGTTATGCAGCTTTAGGCTGGACTATCTTTTATGTAGCATTGTTTTTTTTCTTACATTTGTTAGAAATGTAAATATGAGAAACAAAATACAGAACATACAAGATTTAGAATATAGTAACAACCAAATATTAATTGGAGAACTAATTAAGAAATGGTTAGAAACAAAACCAAAGAATAAAGAGTTATTAAAGTTAAGAGATGCGTTTATTGATAATTCAATTTACGTTGCAGGATTACAGAATGACCTTACAGCTTGTAAAATGGCTAATAGTGAATATCGTGAACAAAGAAACGATGCAATATTAGAATTAGAAGAACTTAAAGAAGATTTAAAAGAATATGATTTATGAGAAAATATAAAGACAATATACATTTAAGCAGAACAGAAACAAATGTTTTAATTGATGCACTTGAAGATTATATAAATAATAATATTGAAAACAATGAATCAAATATAATTACTAACCTTATAGTTATAAATGCATTAGAAAGATTATATATTAAATTAAATGAAAAACACGATAAAGACTATGGTTATGGATGGATTGATTATAAATACTGCTTTAAAAAAAGAAAAATAGAATTAATCAGAAATAATAGAGATAAACTTTTAGAAGCTAATTCTAAACATATAATAAAAGATAATTATCAAAATATTCATCATTTCAATTCTTATGAAAAATTAAAAGTTGAACTACCTTTAAAAAAAGAATATGAATTATAATAATCCTACAGTAGCATATCCAGAACACGAATGTATGGAATGTGGAAAACTAATATTTAAAGAAAATGAATACTGCTCCAATAATTGTTGGCAAGCCAGTATGTTATAAACGAGTTGTTTTGTTTGGAAAAAGGGTGTTAGAAATAGCACCTTTTTTTTTATACTAAAATCCTGCTTTAATTACGTTATATAAGTATGAAAGCTAATATTAACGTACCTAACGAACT